CTGCGGTTTTGCGGCTGCTATTTTTTATAGTATTTTACTATATGATAATCACTATAGAGAGTGTACTGATGCCACTTATCGACTACATCAAGAAATACTACAATGGCAATCAGGCATCCTTTGCCCGACTGACCGGCGTTCAGCCCGCCCAAGTGACGCAATGGCTGGATAAAAAATTCATTGTGGTGGATCACACTCTCTACAGCCCGCGTCGCAAACTCGGCACATAACTCTACTTTTGTTCAGTTGTACCTGAACCATATGTGTGCAAAATCTGTTCTCTCGACCTCTGCAAGCTCTGCGACGCTTTTCAGTTCTGTAAAAATCAATAAACTCCCCTGAAGCCCCGCCGCCGCTGGGCTTATCACGTTTACCGCCAGAACGCACTGGCACACAAACGATCCACCGCAACTCACATAAAATTTATTTTCACCTTATTTATCTGTGTGTTACGTTTTCCGTTAGATCCTTTATCGATCCTTCAAACTGAAAATTACTGAAATTCCTTTCAATCTTTTCAGTTTCCAGTCTCCGCAAAACTGCCAGTACTGGTGCGGGCTGGCGATATGATTTGAAGAAAAATAAAACTGAAAAATTTTTACGATCCAGAAACCGCAGGCGGGTGCGGTGTAGCGCCGTTTTTGTCTGCGAAAGATTTATTTTGTCAACGTGTGGCGTCGTCAGCGTAACGTGACAGCACAGATCCTTTTGTGGTGTTGCGCGGTAGTGGTCAGATAAAAGAAGCGCTTAGAATGCGTCTGGTGACGCCTGATGAAGGATGTAAAAAAACCCGCATTATGCGGGCTGAAAAGAGAGAATCAGGCGATGATGTTCTGGTACTTGCTCCGGGTCTGCCCGGCCTTTACTGCCGTCTGGTTGAATGCTCCGGCATTGGTCGGCGTGCCAACACTGGGGTGTGAATGGCTCGCGCACTGCTGCGCCAGCTCTGCCAGTAAATCAATGGTGTCCAGCATCATGGTCAGTGTGTTGACGCTCTCACTGCCAATATGGACGGTTGGCCCCATAATTTGCTGACCGCCCGATGCCACCGACTTACGCAATGCGGCAATCTTTTCTGTCAGGGTTCCCCCCACATCAACATTCATGGCACCGGCCACTTTCGTGGACTGCTGCCCGGCGATTTCGGTTTCTTCATTTCCTGTAATACTGGCCAGCCGGTTTCCTTTTACCGCCTGGCTGAAGTCGCCAGCGCTGACCTGCTGTATGGCTCCAGCCATCAGCGTGGCGGTACCCAGTACTGTGATTTTATCCGTGGCTTTCACCGTGGTTTCACGGCTGACCAGTTCGCGCCGTTCCGTATCGGCTTTCACCGTCCGCGCCATCGATGTTTCACTGATGGTCTGATCCGTCTGGCGTACCCAGTCTCCTGCCTGTGTCACGCGTTGCGAGACTTCCGCCCGCTGCTGTTGCAGCTGTTCGCCGGGCTTAATGTCCGGCAGACTGGTGCCATCCGGCAGCGTCTGCCTGATAAAGGGCTTATCCGGCCTGCCGCCCGTAAACGCCACCTCTACCAGCGTTCCTTCCGGTGGAAACTGGAACATTCCCGAATCGTTACCGGCCATTGGCACTGGCAGCGGTACGGCGGAATATACCGGCGTCTGGTTGTCCGGGTTGCCGTCCGCGTCAAGCAGCTGCACGTCAACAGCGTACCGTGGCCGGAACGGGTCGGCAAAATTACCGCTTTTTACGGCCTCGCTGGGTGCCACCACCCTGGCCAGTTTGGGCAGGTGAAGACCTGAAGCCAGTTCCGGGTAATGGTTTTCTATCTGACGCTGCGCCGGTGTTTTCTGCAATGGCTGACCTGTGGCGCGGTTCCGTGGTGTCCAGGTGATGGTCATTGTGTCATTCGTCAGATGAACTTTGGTCACGCGTTCCCCGTTCACGTCCACGCCCGGACGAAGACTCTGGATCACCGGCAATGTCATGGAATTACCGCCCGCCGTTCCCTGGCTGAACTCTGCCGGGATTTCTACCGGGCGTCCGGCAAACAGCGCCTTTTCTGCGCCGCCGACATACAGCGAACCATCCGGCAATGGATACCAGATGTAATCCGTGATACTGAATGCCCTGCCCAGGTTATTCAGCAGCTGGTATCCCGTCCCGTTATGGGTGAAATGGGGGATCGGTTTATCACTGTACGGCACATCCGGTACCGCAATGCTGATCCCGCTGTTTTCCTCCAGCCATCCGGCCACATCGCGCAGTGTGGGATGCTGAAATGAGCATGGCCACATCCGCTCAAACACGCCAGCCAGCTCGCGGACAAACAGACGCTGATAACCGTTTTCGGCAGGCTGTGAGCGCTCCACATAGCCGGTAAACCAGCGCAGAAGTAAACCGGAATACCCCACATCCAGCCGTACCAGTTTGCCGGTGTAGTCTGTGGTTGTCTGTGCCGTAATAAAGCCACGTCCACAGCTGTTCAGCTCCAGCACCAGACTGGCGTCAGCCAGGTGTATTTCATCCGTTGAAAGGTAAAGGCGTTTTACTGGTTTCATCATTAACCTAAAGCATCATTGACGGGCTTCAGCACCCTGCGTTCAAACCACGTCAGTTTTTCTTCATCCTCTCCGGCACTCTGGCCACCGGATTGTCCCGTACTGCTGGCCGTCTGTTTTTTTGCCGTTGTTTTACCGGTTGCCCTGGCTTCCCGCTTCTCCTGTACGCTGACATGTTCCGCCAGGGTGAACGTGACCAGCCAGGCCATTTTCCCGTCCTGCGGCGGTGCATCCAGCATTCCGCTGAAGGTGGCCTCACGAAAATTCACTGCTCTGGCCACCTCATGCGCAACGCGGTATTTCATGCGTTTCCCGTCTGCATCGGTGGCGCTGGCCAGTTCAAAAATACGCGTCAGGATCTCCGGGTTTTTAAAGGGGATTTCGCCGCTGATACGCAGCTCTTTGCCCTTTGCCCCCTGCTCTGATTTGGTGGTCGCGCTGGTCTGGCCGGACTGGTCTTTATCCTGAAACTGCTGGGAAACGGTCACGCGCATGTTTTTCAGCAGAATGGCCTCACCATTAAGCGCCAGTGTCGGGATCGACGTCATGAATCATGCCCCTTATTCCATCAAGATTTTTTCCGGCCAGCATGATTGCCGCAGTATAAACAGCTGAAGGCTGCGGAATGTCCTTTACCAGCGCCAGAAGGGTGGCGGCGGTGTCGCCACTGGCCGTAAATACCCATGCCCTGGCGCTTTTCCCCTGCAAATCAGCAAGGCCGCTGGCCACATCGTTAATCAGGCTGTCACGCAGTTGCGTAAATTCCCCCAGCTGTTGTTTCAGCCCGTCCAGGCTGAATCCGGCGCCAGCCGCTTTCTGCGCCTCACTGATAGCGGCAGCGGATAACGCTGCCCTGCTGGTCGGAACGGACAGCGGAATGGCAACCGGCAGTCCTGCCCCGGCTTTCGCGGGGATCTGCATTTTCTCAGTAGCCAGTGTCGCCGCAGACTCAGCCAGACGTCTAACCTGGGTGAATGCGGGCGCGGGGAAAACATCCACCAGGCTGTTAAGCCCCTTCATGAAGTTTTCATGGGTCTGTCCCGTTACCATCATGATCACCACATCGGTATTGCCTCCCGTTCCGGCCAGCCTTTCCGCCAGATAATGGATTGCATTGACCGGACTCAGGTATGCCCCGTTATCAGTCTGCTGCCCCAGACCGTGAATCCACGGATGCGCCGGAACGACGGAACAATCCAGCGCAGCCAGAGAATCCGTAAAAGCCAGACGCGCTTCACGCCACATCCGGTACCTCCGGCCAGTCAATATCTGGCGCACCAGTCAGATCCAGACGGCGCAATTTTGTACGCACTTCACGTAAATCGGAAAGTTCGACCAGCTCGGCATCAGTAATATCACTATCATCCTGCGCTTCCATAAGCTGATTGATTTTTGACGTGACCGACGCCATGCGCCGGTCGCGTTCTGCTGTCGCTAAAGCAACATAATCAACCTGAACAGGTGCGATAACGCCGTTGCTATAGGTAAAATTACCAGCCTGGAAACCATCAGGAATATCAGTATCAGCGAGTTCCACAACAGAGCAATTCAGCGGAAATAACTTTGTTGCATCTTTATCCGCAGCAATAATCAGCCCTGTTTTGTCATACTGTATTTTCAGTGTGTCTGGCTGAAATAATTTCTGTAGCACATACCAGTCAACACCTGATTCATCGTGGATAAACTGAACGCTGCAGTTCTCTGATAACTCCTGCTGAACAGGGGTTAATTCCGTTGTTTTAGTGAATTTTTTAAAATGTCTCATTTTTATGTCCCTACCGTATACCACTGACCATTCACTTTAAGCTGTAACAAGCGTCGTTGGATCCGGTCTGGTGTATCGTTCGAGTCTCCATTCTCAACACCTGTAATGACGTAACCTAACTGGTCTGCAAATCCGGGCGAACGATATAAGTTTCCATGCTCAACGGCACCGAATCGAATTGACTGAACATACCCACTTAGCATGTCAGTTGTAGCAAGGAATACACCAGAACCATCATCATGAAGCATAAATGGCTTTGTTTTGTCGTTCTGGTACACACCGACCATGGTGATGTATTGTCGTAACGGTCTGCCTGCAATATACGCACTCAACCAGCCAGGCCCGCTGCCTGTGCCCCATATATCGCCGTAAACATCGCCGTTTTTGTTGAATATCGCATTTCCGGCCTGCAAATTTTCAGCAGCTGCGATAACACCGAGTCGGGTGTTGATATATGCCCGGATAGCCAGGTCTTCTGAGTTCTGAAATCCGATACCATTCCATGACTTAATGTTCAGATTGTTACCATTAAAACCTGCACCATCAACGTCACCTTTAGCCATCCCACCAGTGCCATCCCCAACCGTAACCAGGGTATCGCCACGCATATTTGGAGCAGAAATCCCCCCCGTAAAGGCGCCCCCCTCCAGCATCGCCACATGACGCCATGAGGTAATACCTGCTCCTGTACCGTGACCAAACAATACGTTATTGCCACTGACTGCAAGAACATCCACAACAGTGGTCGGACTTACCACCTCGCTAAGGGTAATAATTTGCCAGAAACTTACCTGGTCTGGCGCATCAGGTGCCTGATGTGCTCGCATGAACTGGCATCCAGTAGCTGCCCGCGCGCCAATTGAAGTTTTGTCGGCTGCATCGCTGATAAAGGTACCAGCCAGAAGCCTGCCGGCACCTACCTCCATCACATTACCAGGGTTGGTTCCTACATCCCGATATGCAGCTGTACCCAAACCAGCATAAATAGCCCCCGGATTGGTCACGTTGAAAAACGTTTTGGTGTTATCCAGAAGACACATCAGACCAACATCTTTCTGAATGTCGTTGGCGACCAGTTCGGTCTTGTTCCCTTTATAAAGTTTGAACGACCCCAGAACGCGACCGCCCATCGTCAACTGCAATGTACTCGGCCCGGTATTATTCTGCGTCGGGTAAACGACAATCGGCGTCCGCAATGTCCAACCGGTCGCACCATTAACAAAATACGTGGCCGGAAGCTCCAGCGTCAGTGCATTCGCAGTGCCACCAGCAACCCCGGAAATGTAATGCCCGCTCTGGAGCTGCTCAATCTGAACAAACTGGTTTTCTGAACCTCGGGTAGCAAAGTTAGCAATCACGTCATTAAGTGCCCACCCTTTCGCTGTGGTGCCCTCCTGGCCTCGAACCACCGTCAACACATCATTATTGACCGAAGTCAGATGGCAGATTTCGAAAACCGTTTCTTTCGCATCCGTAAGTGTGATTTTGGCGTATGTTTGCAGAGGGTTAGAGGCATTGGCGTAATCGTAGCTAAGCAGACCTGCAAATTTCGCCCCGGTACCTGGCATCACCTGAATCGTTGTCTGCCCGGCGGTAATGTCTGCTGCCAGAGATGAAATGACGTTATTACCGAATCCAGTAATCATTTTTGAACCACCGTTACTGTAAATGTGTAAATAAATGGCAATTTCACCAGTTGCTGGGTGATCGCATCCTTGAGGAAATAGCCAACACCATCGCCGTAATCCGGAATAGTGATAGAAAAAACGCCCTTATCGGGCGTCACACTGATATCGAAGGTATCCTGAACTGGAGGGTCGATCCCGTTGGCTCCGTGTATGAACCGCGCAAGACGCCTTTTCAGCCAGTCGATACAAAAATGCGAGCCGTCACCTTTGTAAAAATTCCAGGTCAGGATCCGCTTAAAGTAATCGTCAGGGACATAAGAAGCAGAACCGGGAACGTAGTTTTTAAGGCCTGCATAAGTGATGGCGTTATACTCAATCGTGTTATACGCCCCGCGCGCAATCGCATCCTCTGAAATCTGGAGTAAAGGTCGACTTTCCCCGTAAATCCCCAGCGCAATCCAGTCCAGCAGATCGCCGGTAATGCTCGGTGATGTCCAGCACGGAAGATTTAGTGCATTCAGATAATCAAGGTTGGCCTGAGCCAGTGAGTTAAAAGCATCAAAGAAAGCGGTAATGTTGGAGTCGTCGTTATATTGAGTGTAAGGATAAGCTGGAATAATCTTTTCAATTAGAGCCTGCATATTGCTTAACCTGAATTTGAGCTGCTGAGGTAGAGAAATAGGCGTACGTGTCGCCGTAAACAAGGCTTGAACCTGCATCAGGCGGCTTGATAACGCCATTGATGCCGACCTGAACATCGATCATTGATACCAGGGAAGGCGCAACCAGACCCGACACCGAACTCAGGAAGATATCCTGAACCTCGAAAATATTTATGGGCTGTCCTACTGCGATTGCGTTGATATAGTCAGCGATGTTTTGTTGTACCGCTTTTGCTATGCCGTCCGGATCGATGTAGATAGTGGAGGCTGTGTTCCAGGTGATCAGGATTGTCGCGTTTTGCGAGGAAGGAACCACAAACGGCACCTGATACACGTCCGGATAAACAGTGATCGCGATGGTCTTCTTCTCCACTGGCGCTCCGGATGGATTCGAAACATCATTAGTCAGAATGGAGATATCCGGCACGGCCTTGTAAATGGCGTAGGCCACTTCGTAGGGGTCACCGCCGCCGACAACCGCAACCCAGCGCCCTAAGGTTGCCTGTCTGTACGAGAGCAGGTTTTCCTGCACCCCATAGACCAGTTTTAGCTCGGTACGATAACAGTCTGGGGTTCCTTGCACTCCGTACATCCCCGCCTGCATAACCTGCGCGCGATATGATGCGTAGTTTTGCTCCGCCGCGCCGGGTAGCCCCGCGGTGAGATTGGTACAGGTTATCTCATAGTCACTCGGCACCGAGGTTTTGATCTGGTTAACAGAACCCGCAGGCACAGCCCATGTCCCTTCTGTTGTCGCCAGGCAATACACAGGGGCTGTCTGGCCGCTCTCAGGGATCACCGTATCACGCAGCACCGTGTAGGTGTAACTTCCATCACCGACGGTAAAACCCTTCGGGATTGGAAACCCTGGCGGCCCCATAAAGACAACGTAAACTGAGGTGTTTGTACCCACCCCGCGCGGGACGCCGTAAATCGCGCCCAACTGCGCCAGCAGGTGAATATTGGCGCTGTACGGGCTGCAGGAGTTAATCAAATCAACACGAGCCTGGTCGCAAACTACCAGCGCACCGACGCTGGTCCCAACCATGTCATCAATTAAAGAGCCGGGTAAATCCGTGGTTATCCCCGGAGACAACGCGGTGGCCGTATTGATAACCTGCTGCCGTAGCGCATCAGTCGTCTGCGGCACCGGGCCAGAAATTGTGTAACTAACGGGTAAATCACTCATACATATACCTGCGTGACAATTTTAGAGCCTGAGTTGGTAATTGCAGAAATGCTGTATACCGGAGGGTCGGTTTCTGTCAGCGCAATCTGCAGAGAGGAAAAATACGGGCTGAACTGCTGCTGTAGCCGGTTAACATAGAATGTCGGCAGTATCTGCTGAATGACTGAGCCATTAGCCGGTATGCCGTGATTAGCGAAGAATGGGGATTCCTGCGGCGCCAGTTTCAGATTTTGCACCAGCGTTGTGAGATACACCGAATCGTTAAACCCGTTTTCGTCCGTCGTGACTGTCACCCATTTCCCGTCTTTATCTCGTCCGTATGTCCTCATTCTGTAATACTCCCGTTGAATTGTGACGTTGGCCTTCCGGTGTTCTGTCCGTTGTTGCCGTTAGAGTGTTGATGTGAATTCAACCATGCTAGAAGTTGCTTCCATCCCTCATGCATAACCTTGGGGCTGGTGCTGGCGGCACTGTCCTGAATTTTTCCACTCTGGCCGGTAAGAGACCACATGCCCTCCGTCAGAGTCAGCACTGTGCCACCGACCGTTACCTTAAATTGTGCAGGCGTAACAATGGTGATGCTCTCGGGGGTAAGCAGAAAAGTTGTGTTGCTGCCAGAATCCCGAAGCGTGATGCCTTCGGGTCCGTAAAGCGTCAGAACGTCATAATCAACGTCCTGCCACTCCGTATTGCTGATAGGCAGGAATACCAAAGCGCTGAGATTTGCCGGAGGTGTCAGGTCAGCTGTTCCACCGCCTAGGCCACTGGCCCCGCCCAGATAGGTATCAGCAGGAATAACGATACCTTTGCTACCCTTGCGCATTGGGTAACGAATATATTCTGGTCCAAACAGTGGGATCGTTAGCTGTGGCAGAACATAGGGGATGTTTCGCAGAAGAAAGGAGACGGTAACCATGTGTCCATCCCGAGCTACCACCGTTGCCGGTAACACCTTACCGGCCATCTGCATCGCATCGGCAATTTTACTTTCGGCGAAATTATTCATATTTCCGCCAAAGTTCATTTTTTGATTCACACTCATGACGCGGCAACTCCTCCAGTTGGGTGGGCTTCAAGCAGCGTGATCCAACTGTTAGCGTCCGGTTGCCTGCTGTTTCCGATTAAACGGACCGACGAAACAAGAAAGTCACCAGTAAAGGCAGAATCGTCTCGAAACTGAGAATATGAAGATGCCTGGATCATCGGCCTCATTTTCGGCGGCATCCGGATGTAATCCCCTACCTGAATATCGCTACGCATAACACAGGGAATGGAGACCGTACCGAATTGCACCCACGTCGGCTGGCCGACCAGATCGGTAAATACTATTTGTGTAGGGTTTTTGCTTCTGTACGATGCACTTTTGTTTGAGTCTTTATCCTGGTGGTTGTCAAAATCATTATCGAACACGCGGATCTCTTTACCATTCACCATGGTAATTTCCACACCTGAATAATTGCTGTCTTTGATAATGCTTTTACTCAGCGTATTTAACCGCTGTGCGAGCTCAGTCAGACTTCCACAAAACATTCCACTATCGTAGTTATTTATTAACCTGTCGCTAACGCTGATAGAAAAACGATAATCCCCACCCATATTCTGAAAACACTGAGTGAGCGCTACCGAGAGTTTTATCCCCTTATTCCATGGAAGTGTTAAATTAATCGGCGCAAGCGGTTCAGGGGTTACACTCGAAACCGCACCCGCAGTAACGATAAGATCCATTCGCAACTCAGTTCCCTGCCAGTTGCCAAGAACCTGCCAGATGGTTCCCTCAAGCACCAGTCCCTTTTGCCCCGGTTTAGCCAGTGGGAGCCCTTTCGACATACCCACCCACATTTTGATCGTCATGCCAAACATATTCTGCCTTGCCTGCTGCATATCCTGCGGGCTTATTCCCCAGATGGTGATTGTGCTCTGGCCTTTTGGTGTGGATTCACCAAACCGCAGCAGGTCAAACTCAATCATTAAATTACCGGGGTTGAAAACACCGTTTTTCAGACTGGAATATTGTTTGAAGAGTTTTCCGGGGGTACCGTTTGCATCAGGAGGGGAAAAAATCTGAATATCATAATAGCGCATTAGTTAATGACCTCTATTTGCCCCTTTGAGTATCTCCAGACCATTTTTGAAATATTGAACGCTCCGACAAGCAGATTAATATCGTACCCAACGGGAGATGCTACGATCGGAATAGTCAACTGTCGGTTGCCGGAATTATCCGTAACATTCAGATACCAGCGCTGGGCCGCAATATTCCATTTCGTCTGGCAGTTATAAACCTCACCATCGAGCACAGGCGTAAAAATCATGCTCTTTTGCTCATTACCTGAGAAAGGATAGATTGCTGTACTCATAGGCCAAATGCCCCACTTAATTTACCGATCAGTCCGATGACTGCCCCGGATACACTGCTACCGAGTGAAGTGTTACCGATTGCAGAAAGGGTATTCGTCCAGGCGCTTTCCGTCGTTTTATCACCATTATCAATCTTGCTCAGGTAGCTGTTGATAGCCTGATCTGCGCCTGTTTCGGTGATAAGCGGTTGCTCGAAATCCCACAACCATTGCCGCTGTGGCAACGGATCATTAGATCCAGTCACATCTCGCACAGTCTTCAGTATGCAACTGTTGTAAATAATGGCTGGCGTTGCAACTATGTACGTCCCGCCAAGGTTCGCATGCGCCTGCAGTACAGCCTGTAGCGCGCTGAGCGTGACCAGTTTAGTCATAGCGCCCGTATTATCGTTCACGGGCGCATCCATCAACATAGTAACGCGTAGAGGCTGAGCAAGCAGCGCGTTCGCGGCAACGGCCTGGTTAGCGAAAGGATAGCGACCGATATCATAATCAATCATCGTCGCACCTTGCGCCGCTCGCCAGTGGCAAAAATACTTATCCAGATCGGTGAGCTCCATTGCTCCGCCCAGCAACCCGGTAACAAAACTGGCGCTCTGGGTCAGCGCCACAATCGGTAGCATCCCTCCGGGAATGCTCTGCGCAATACCGTCACAGAGGATCACCGGGGAAATTTCAAAACCGAGTTTGTAGAGTTCGCGAGTAAATGCCATCAGCCAAATCCTCCGAGTTGCGTGCTGGAAACCACGGCACTACCTCCCGTATTGTTGTAAATCACTACCCCCTGAGAATTACCGCGCCGCTGGTTTTCTGCTATTTGTCGCAAGAGCTGCGTATCTTCTGCGTTTCGCTGAGGAGGCATACCCTGAGCTGCCGGAGTGTTCTGGCTGGAGCCTGGCATCTCAGTACCGTAAATTTTCCGGTATTGTTCATTAACCCGGCCTGCATATTCGCGATTCTCTTTGCTGCCCCTGTTTTTGCCGCCGTTATACCAACGCAACATTTCTTCTGTATCACCTCCAGCCTGACTTTTAGCCCAGGACATAACACGCGCACCGGCCATTATGTTATCGCGGGGATCCCATGGGTTTTCTCCTGGCTGGAAATTAGCCGGCATAACCTGCATCAACCCCTGAGCCTGTTGTCCGGAACGGGTTACCGGACCTTTAGCATTCTGATCCCACGATGACTCTGCTGCGGCTGTGGCCTTAAGTATTTTGGGGTCAAGATTGTACTTTTTAGCAGCCTCTTCAAAATACTCGTCATACTCTGAAGGTGCCGTTCCTGTTATTTTATTGAGCGAACGACCGGCTGATTTCAGCCATGACCAGACGGCCGGATCGTTCTGACCGCCTTTCACATAACTTTCCCCGGTTGTGGTGTCTGTTACTGGATCATTACTGAGTATTGAGGAGTGAGATTTCACATCGTCTATGGATATGCTGGATTTTCCTGCTATCCAGTCGATAACTTTCCCAATAACCGTCGCCAACCGCTCAACACCTGTCATAAAGGTCGCTACATCATTTTTAAATTCGGGTGAGGCAAGATAATTACCAAAGCTCCGGATCCCCTCCGACAGGCCATCAATCCATTTTCCCAGTTCCGGGGATTTCAGAACCGTTTCGATCGCACCTGAAAATGCATCCGACAGTTTTCCCAGCTCTGGCGCCC